TCCAGCTCCGCGACCCTGGCCAGGGCGGCGCGCAACTCCGCTCGTAGTCGTTCGTTATCCTGGCGAATTCCATTGTTGTTTACATAGATGTTGACGCGGTTGCGCTCCGATTCCAGTTCAGCCCGCAGTGCCCCGACGATGCTCTCGTGCTGGGCTAGCAGCGACAGCACGTAGTCCACGGCGGCTTGCTCATTGGGGCCGAGCAACTTCTCTTCGGACTTGAAGCGACGCATGAAGTACGCGGCCCGTTCTGGCGACATTTCCGGCCGCTCCGCCTCTGCCTGCTCGGCCTGCGCCGGGGAGGGTTGCGCCAGGGCGGCGCCGGCCAGGCCCTGGGCGGCTTGCGTCGGCGCCTGGTCCTTGATCATGGCCAGCAGGCTCTCGGCTGAGGAGTGAACATCGTCGAGGTCCGTCGACCAGCGGTGCGGGCTGGTGTCGTGGATGTTGTCCAGGGCTTCGACGATGCCGCGCAGGCGGGTGGCGCACTGCTCGATCAGTTGGTGTTGGGTAGATGACATGGTGGTGTCTCCGGTTGCTCCGGCGCCGGCGGCCGGCAGCGGAAGCATTTGCACAGGCCTATCCGTTGGCCTGTGGTGCGGCAGATGGTGGGGCGGTTCATTTCGTGGCGTCTTGCTTCATGGCTTTGGCGTGGCCGACGCAGGTGCGGACTGGATTGCCCTGGTCGTCCAGGTCGGCGTGGCAGTAGAACCGGCTTAGTTCCTGCCGGCAGTAGATGGCATCAGAGGTGGTGACCGGCGAGGTGTTCGCCGGGGTGCCAAGGCGATAGGCGCAGCCGGCGCACGTCCCGCGTGGGTCTACAGTGGCGGCCAGGACAACGCCCTGCAGCGCTCCGAACATCGTCGGCAGGTTCGCCTGCTCCGCGGTGTGCGGGTGTTCGCCGCGCTCGATGAGGATCAACTCGACCATCGCTCGGCAGTTCTCGGCGACGGCGTTGGCCATGCCCAGCACCTGGGCGAACAGGTCGAGCATGGCGGCCAGGTCGCGCTGGGCGGCCATTTTCTCCAGCACCTGGAGGCGCAGGTCCGCCGGCAGAAGAACGGCGCCGGCCAGTTCGTGCGCGTCGGCGGCGCTGATTTGGTAGTCGGCGGGAGGCTGGTTCATGGGACCGCCCTCGTTGATGCTGCTTCCAGCAACTGGCACCGGCTAGCCAGTTGGAGCAGGTTACGAGTAGTCGGCTTGAAGCCTTCCGTATCCGGGAGGTACTCGTGACGATGGCCCTCCGGGTACGTCTCGAACGGTCCGTGCCATTCCCAACTCATCAGCCAGTCTTGCCAGACGGTGTAGACGTCCTGTCCTTCGCCCCAATAGTCGACACCGCCGCCGACGGAAAGAACATGCCGGACTCGGGAGCCTTGCTCATATGCGAGTGCAGACGGTTCTTCGTCGCGCCAGGCGCTGCAGTAGAGCGCTGGGTAAAGCTCGACCAGCCGCTTGCTTAATTTCTTCTCGATGCGCGCTTTCATGCTTCACCTTCCTTCGCCAGTGCCAGCCGATGCTGGGCGCCGGCCTGGTGCTCCGGCTTGGGTAGCTTCAGGCCGAAGAGCCGGAGGGCCTGCTTGTGGTTGAGGGAGGCCGCCACAGCAACAGGCCTGGCATGCTGGTCGATGTAGGACTTCGGCCAGGGCGCTAGCCCGCGCGCGGTGAGTATGCCGGCGTGGTCGAGCGGCCATGTCCGTGCGGCGGCCAGGTTGGATGTCCGGCCGGCGGCCTCGGGTACCCAGACCAGGCAGTTGCCGTCCCAGTCCCTGTCGTAGGCGACGTAGATGCGGTCGTCCGCCGGCGCGCCGGCGAGTGCCTGCGTCCGGGACAGGTCCAGGTCCTGGTGATCGACACCAAGTTCAGCCCGGGCGCGCACGTAGTCGACCGGCCAGGGCAGATCGGTTTCCCGGCACTTGTACTGCCGTACGGCCCGGGCGCGGGTGAACGTTTCGGCTTCGTCGAGGTTGGTGGTGTAGCCGCCGCCGGCGCGCCAGAACATGGCCCGGCTCCCGACGTTGCTGCGGCTGTCTTGCAGGTAGAAGAGGTCGGTCATGGCGCATCCTCCGCAGGACCGGTGATGTGCTCCGCGTGCAGAGCGCGCATTCCCAGATTGGTGGCTACGGTGAACTCCAGCCTGGCGCCCTTCGAGTCCATCCAGCCGGGCAGCAGGGCGATTGCCTGGCAGGTGAGCAGCTTCTGCAGGTCGAGCCGCAGGTAGTCGGCCCACTCGAAGCCCGGAATCTCGCCGTGCTCGGCGGGGTTCTCGACCTGGTACCCGAGGCTTCGCAGGCGCGCGGCTTCGGCGTGGAACGCGGGGAAGTTGTGTTCCGGTAGGCCGGTCATAGGCCCGGCGAGGTAGATGCGCTGGATCACGGCAGCAACTCCTCCCCGATCTCGCGGGCATGTTCGATGGAACTGGCCTTGATGCGCGTCCAGCCCTTGCCCCAGTCCTGGGTCAGGCCGCCCTGCTCCAGGAAGAAGGGACCGTGCTTCACGAACACCTTCTTGCCGGCATTGCGGTGGACGAAGTAGGTGTTGTCGTCGATCGGCTCGTCCGCGCGGTCGTGCTCGATCGCCTTGTCGGCCGGCGCCGTGCGCCAGTCCGGCCAGGTGCGCGCCTCGTTCTTCGTCTGCTTGGCGACCAGGGCGTCGATTATCTGCGCCGGAGTGGCGCCGGTGCGCCAGGCGCCGTCCAGAGCGAGAATCACAACGTCGATCCACTCGGCCAGGTCGCCGGGGGTTTCCTCGATCTCGCGCAACTCCTTGCGGATGTGGTCGACGACGCCAGCGGCGCGCGACCCAGGCCCGAACGTGCGTTCGCTGAACCGGCGCTGGCGCTCCAGGTGCAGGTCGAAACGGAACACGTCCAGGCGGCCCCGGGCGCGGCCAAGCGCGTAGGCCTCGTCCTGGAACATCAGGAGGTGATCGCTGGTGCGTCCGGTCAGGACATCGAGATAGCGGCTGTGGAGCGCTTCAATGGCAAGGTGATCGTCGGGGTGGTTCTGGTTCGTCGTCATGGCTGCACCTGCTGAAGTGGGCGATGGCCTGGTTTCGGCGGTAGGTGTGGGGTGAGCAGCGCGTCCTCGAGGGACATGCCTGCGGCGAGTCGCCGGCGGACGGTGCTGGCCGAGACGGGGCTCGGCAGCAGGTCGACCAACTCTTCGAGGGTTCCGGTTCTGCCGCGCACGGTGTGGGTGTGCTTTTCCTTGCGTGCCTGGCGGGCCTGGTCCAGTGCGCGGGCGAGTGCCGGCGTGCAGTAGCCCTGTTTCTGCGAGTTGGCCCGCTTGTGGTCCAGCGACTGGCCCTTCGCCGGCCACTCGATGTCCGGCATCAGGGTCAGCATTTCGCGGAATACCCATGGGCCGATGCCCAGGGCCAGCCGGGTGGCGCGGCGGGAAAGCCCGCGCGCGGCCGAGTCACGGATGAACTGTTCGGTGTTCACGGGTTCACCTCCTGTTGCGCGACGCTCAGCGCCACCGCAACCGGGCGCACCCAGATCGGCGTATTGCTGAGCATGAACGTCTCGCCCTGCTCGGCCAGCAGCAGGGTGGTGCCCATCACGCCGGCGATGGCCTCGGCGGCGGCCGGCGGCACGGCGTTGCCGATGCGCTCGCGCCAGTCGCTGTCGCTCAGACCGTCGAGGATCAACTGCTCTTCGGGGTCGACCAGGCTCTGCAGCGCGGCCAACTCCAGGGTGGTGAAGGGCCTGTGCCAGGTGCCGTCCAGGCTGCGGATGATGCAGGTCAGCCGGTCGTTCGCCGCCGGCATGCGCGGATCGGCAACGCTCCACCGGCCATTGTCGTGCCTGGCGCTGGCCGACACTGCGCCGGCGGACTGGTCGAAGCCCACCACGCCGTAGTGGCCGCCGGTGAGGTAGGCGTCTCCCTTCGTCCGGTTGAGCACCCGCGGGTCTTCGACGCATTGCCCTGTGCCGTGGGCACTGGTAACCGCTTGTGCATGGCGGCTCCAAGGCACGATGCGGAACTCATTCGAGTGTTTGGCAGGGCCGCTGTGGCGCGGGTCAGCCACGGCGAAAGCGCCCTGGCCGGTGGTGCTAGCGGCGATCACGGTGCCGGACGGACCGTCCCAGTCGGTGACCGGGTACTTGCCGAAACTTTGGCCGCGGGGATCGGCGACGGAGTACGTGCCCTGGCCGGGCGACTTGACGCCGATGATAGCGCCCGAGGTGTCGGTCCAGCGGCGCACGCCGTACTGCTGGTACTGCAGGGCGTTTGCCGGCGCGCGAGGATCCGCGACTGAGAACCGCCCGTTCATCGGGCGGCTCGCGCCGGCGACAACGCCACACGAATCGCCCCAGTGATTCACGCCCAGGACGCCCCGGTGGTACTCCGGCACGATGATCAGATCGCGCAGGTAGCCGTCCTCGACGGCCAGGTCGTTCAGGCTGCGCCAGTCGCTGCCGGCTCGCACCAGAGCGAGGCGCACCCAGGTCTTCCACTGCAAGGACGGTACGCGGTGCATCGGGCCCGCGGCCTCGATGTCGCCGGGCAGCGGCATGCGGCCGAGGATGTCGCCGACGGCGCGCAGGCTCTTCTTCTCCGGCTCGTACAGGAAGGGCGGCACCTTCTCGACGTGGCGGGCGACAAGCAGGAAGCGCTTCCGGGACTGCGCCAGGCCGCCGAGTTCGCCGCAGTCGTGAGTGGTTTCCGCCACGGCGTAGCCGAAGCCGCCGAGCAGGCTGTTGATCTGGTCAAGCAGGTGCCGACCGCGGCTGGCTAGACGCGGGACGTTCTCGAAGACGATCAGCGGCACCGGGTCATCAGCCCATGCCTCGCCCATGAGCCAGATGCACCGCAGAGTCAATTCGTTGAGTGCCTGGTATTTTGGGGTGAGGCTCAACTTCTCGGACAGCAGGCCGGAGGCCCCCTTGCAGGGGCTGGAGATGAACACCGCGTCCGGGCGCTTGCCCTGGGCGGCGCGGCGCACATCCTCGGGGGTGGCCTCCCGCCAGCCTGTCGGCGGCTCCTTGCCGTGGAACCGCACGTACTGGTCGCGGGTGAAGAGGTCCAGCAGGGTGCCCGGGACACCGGCCAGGCGCTCGAAGTCGCGCAATCCGGCCGGGTCCACGTCGATCCCGCCGAGGCAGACCCATTCGGCCTCGACGTTGCCGACCCGCGGGCGCGCCCGGTTGAAACCGGCGGCACCGCCGCCCAGGCCGCAGCAGAAGTGGAAGTGGTAGAGAGTGCGCTTGATCATGCGGCGGGTTCCTTTTCGCGAACGTGAGGACGCACTGCGCTATGCGTGATGGCGCAGTGATGTCGTTGGAGTTAGATTTGGAAGGCCCGGCATGGGGCCGGATCAGGGAGGAGAGATGCCTGACTTCAGAATCGTCGAGATCGTGTTCGATGACACCAAGGTCTATTACCGGTATGAGACGGTGGGTGCATCAACAATCGGTGGAGAGCAAACACCTGCTTATCAGCAAGACATCATCCTCAATCATTTTCGGTCTGCCGCAGGCTATCGGGGTTCTCCGACAAAGGTTGAAAGCGCTGCACTTGTTGCATCGAAGGCCGTGGGACGAGTGGTCCAAACTTTGAGCGGATCCAAGGCTCAAGCCAGGTCGACAAAGAACACTTGGGTAACCAAGGCGCATGCAGATCGTAACTATGAGGTTCTCAAAACCCAGAGTCGTTAGGCTGTACGCGACCCGCTAGAAGTACGTCAGTACTCCGTGAACAGGCACTGGACGCCGCCCTGCCTGACAGGGCGGCCCACGAGGCATGGTTGAATCGCCCACAGGGCGGCGTCCGGTGCGTGCTGGAAGAGAAAGCGCCCCAGGTGGGGCGCTGTATCGAGGGTCAGGCCGCAGCCTGTTGCTGCTGGTCGGCGAGTTGCCCGGCGTCGATCCAGACCGCTTGTAGCCAGGCCGGCGTCTTCGCCATCGGTTCCTTGAGCGTGCCGGCGACGATCAGCGTGTCGATCTCGCCGCCGGCGGCCAGGCTCTGGAACAGCTTCATCGCCTGCTGAGTGCGAGCAGGGATATCCAGCACGTCGAGGCGATCCAGCAGCGCCAGGCGCAGGCCGGAGATCGTCGCGATGGCCAGGGCCAGCGTCGCGTCGCACCGCCAGCGTTCGGACTCAGACAGCAGGCCGTACATCCGGCCGCCGAACGTGACGTCGATATCGGCGCTGATCTGTACCGGCGACCAGCCGGCGGTGCTGGACAGGCGCTGCAGCAGTTCGTTCACCGGCCCGATCGCGTCGGCCAGGATCTCCGCAGGGATGCCAGTGGGGGAAAGGGCATCGGCCAGCGCGCTCCAGGCGCAGACCTCGGCGTGGAAGCCGGCGGCCTGCTTGATGACGTCCTGGCGCTGCGCGGCGGCGTTGAACGCTTCCTGCAGCGACTGCACCTTGGCCTGCTGCCGGTCACGCGCCTGGCGCAGTTCGTTGATCGCCTGTTCGCCGTTGGCGATCGCCTCGGCGCTCGGTGCCTGGGCGGTTTCGGCTTCCAGGGCGGCGGCCTGCGCGGCGGCGTCCTCGCTCTCCTTCAGGTCCCGCTGGCTGTTGGCGACGGCCCGCTGAGCGCTGGCAAGATAGCCGCGGTATTCCTCCAGGCGTTTCGCCGCCTCGGGATCGGCAACCTTCGCCGGCGGCTGGTGCGCGACCAACTGGCCGGCCTGCAGGTCCACGGCGCCCTGGCAATGAGGGCAGGTCAGCGGCTGGTGGGCGGGCTCGCCGCTGGCGGCGGCCTCGGCTGCCATGACCTTCTCCGACCACTCGTCCTGATTGGCCTCGTCGGTGGCCAGCTTATTGCGCCGGCGGTCGGCCAGCGCTGCGGTCTCGCGGAGAGCGGTGATGCGGCTGGCGCGGGACTGGGCGTCGGCGTGGGCGCGCTTGCTGGAGCCCAGGGTCTGTTGGACCTCGTCCAGGTCCTGGGCGGTGGCTTGCAGTTCCGCGCGCGCCGATTCCAGTTCCTCCTCGCTGACGATGACCGGCGGCGCCTCCGGCTCCCACCCGTTCGCCTTCTCGCTGCCGTAGTTCTCGCCGGTGATTGCCTTCCAGGCGCCGCGCGCCTCGCTGGCGTAGTCCTTTGCCTGGCCGACCATGGCGGAGAACCCGGAACGGAGCAGGGGCTTCACCTTCTCGAACAGCGCCAGGTCGATGCCCTTGGCCTTCAGGCGCTTGCCGACCTCGGCCGGGCTGGCGCTGGCGCCGGTCAGGTCGAACAGCACCCGGCGGCGATCTTTGGCGTCCAAGGCGGCGAAGCGGCTGGCGTCGAGCACGAACGGCAGGAACGGCGAGTCGGCGAGCGGGGAGCCTTTGCCGCTAGGCAGCGCGACCCCGCAGGCCTGAACCTCGCCGGCATCGTCCAGCCACTCGACGCGGGCCTCGCCCTTCTTTGCGCCCTCGGTGATCAGTTGGCCGATATGCTGCTTCTGTGCAACGCGGCCGGGCTTGCCGGTGAAGGCGTGGCTGATGGCGTCGATCAGCGAACTCTTGCCGGCGCCGTTGTGGCCGGCCACCAGGAGCACCGGCGCAGAAACATCAAGGGCCGCATGACGCAGCCCTTGGAAGTTGGTGATTTCGAGTTTCGTGATGCGCATGGCTCACTCCAGGTCGAGGGCGATATCCCCCGGCTTCTTGACGACGCGGTAAGTGTTCAACTCGCGGGACTCCTCGTTCTCCTGCTCGAGCACGATGACGCCCTGGTCCAGCAGTTGGAGAATGACGCGCTCGGCTTCCTCGGTGGTGAGAGCGAAGCGCGATTGCAGCCAGGCCGCGTCGAACACGTCCTTCTTGGTGGCGACGCCGATGGCGATCTCGCCCAGGGTGTGGCCGGCGAAGCGCTCGACGGTGAGTTGCGGCAGCTCTTGGAACTCGGCATCGACGACGTCGCTGTCGTCTGCTGGTTGCATACCGCCCCAGGCGCCGGCGTCTTCCATGTCGTGGTCGCCGCCATTCAGGTCCAGCGGGTTCTGGTCCGGGTCAGGCTTGACCTGGTCCATGCCCCCGGTGAACTCATTGGCGCCGCCGATGATGAGCAGGCAATCCTTGTTCACCGCGAACAGCAGGTCCTCCTTGTGAGGGCTGCTCGGATTCACCACGAATACGGCCTTCATCTTGTCCTTCGCGGTCATCGACTCCAGCTTGCCGTAGACCGTGTCGCGGTCGCCGCCGGCAATGGTGTGGACCGCGATGGTGGCGGCATTCCGTACCTGGCGCTCCAGGCGGTCGATGATGTCCTGCTGCTTGGCCTCGGGAAGCTTCTGCCAGCAGTCCGGCATGATCCGGATTTCCTGGATCAGTCCCTGCAGCAAGCTTTTGCCGAGCGTGTCGGCGGTCATGTTCATGAAGTGCGGGTTGTTGCTCATCGGGAAGGGTCCTATTCGTTGGCAATCCGCTCCAACTGCTCGAGTTGGGCGTCGCTGAGGTAGGTGTGGGCGCCGTAGCGCTGGAAGTTGCTGCGGAGGTCGGCCAGGAACTGCTCGTCCCAGTCCGTAGCGGCGTTGAGCTCGGCCGCGCCGAGTAGCGCGGCGAACTCCCCGACCTGGCCGTACCGCTCAAGGACAGTGAGGCTGGGCATGGCCGGTTACTCGAGGTTGAGCTCGTCGGTGCCGGTGTCGCTGGTGTCCGGCTGCTGGCCCGGGGCGGGTTCGGTGATTTCGCCCGTCTCGGTGTTCACGCCGTCCGGGACCTGGTCCTGAGACTGGTCGTCAACAACGCTGTATTCGCCGGTGAGGATGGACGCGTTGTCCTGGTCCAATCCAGCGTCGGCGCGTTCGTCCAGGGTGACTGCGGTCTGCAACTCGATGCTGACCGGCAGGTACTTGAACAGCCGGCGGATGACGGTCTTCTTGGCCATCTCTTCGTAGTGGGTGACCCAAGGCCCGTTTCCGGATGCCTTGCTGGTGGCGCGTACTTTGTCGACGTCGGCCTTGCTCATGACCTCGAATTGCACACCGCCGTCTTTCAACTTGGCGACCGCGTAGACGTGGGTCATGACGCCGCGTTCACCTTCTCCCGGAACGTGCTGGACGTCTTCGTCGAGGCCGTAGCGATAGCTGAACTGGTCGTTCTGGTGCACGGTGCGCGCGGTGAGCGAAACGATCTGGCCGGAGCGCCGGGCAAGGTCAATCATCCCGCGGTAGCCGATGATCAACTGGACGTTCGACAGGCCATCTTTCGCCTTGCCGTTGCCGAACGGCAGCAGGTAGGCATGGCCGAGAGCGTTACCCGGTTCCAGGCCGAGCTGCGCGCATTGCATCACGGCGCCGAGGAAACTCTCCTGATTGCATTTCGCCAGGGCTGGTACTTTGCGGATCTCGGTCAGCGCGATGCGCGCGAGTCGGTCGGCGGTCATGTGCTTCGGAAGCGCCAGGGCCATCTGGGCTTTGATCTTCGGGTCAGTCATCAGGTGGGCCAGCGTTTTCGGCTGACCGTTGTTGGCGACATTGCCGGTCGCGGCGGCTTTCAGGGCGGTTGCGGACATGCTGGGCTCCGGTTACTTGAGGCGGAAAACGCGTGATTCGCTGGTCTTCTTGAACTGCTCGAACAGCGCGGGGTGGGCTTCCTTGAAGGCGGATTGGTCGAAGCGGTTGGTGGTCTGGGACTTCCACGTCAGTACCGACTTGCCGTTGACCGTGAGTTGGGCGTGGTCCTGCATGAAGAGCTTGATGCGCTCCTCTGCGGACTCGATCTCGTACTCCAGGCCCTTGGCCTTGGCTTTCAGTTCGCGCAGGTGGTTGAACACCTCCACGACCTTGCCATCGGCCTCGATGCTGGTTCCGGCGTCACGCTCGAACAGCCGTAGGATGTCGCTGACAGCGGTTGCTTCAGGCGGATCCAGGCGCTGGATGCGTCCCCAGAACTCGACCTCCTTCTCGCGAATCGCCGCGATGGTTTCGTCGTCCCGCTCGACGCGGTACACGCGGAAGTCGTCGCCGCCGATCAGCACGCCGAAGATGCAGACCTGGCGGCCGGTGACCATCAGGCCGTGCATGGCCTGGGCGGTGTAGTGGACTGGAATGGAATCGGTCTGAACCTCACCCCAGTCCTTTGCCTTGAACGGGCTGACCGTCTTGATCTCGATGTTTTCGCCGCTGGCGGCCTCGGCGTCGATCTCGGCGGCCATGAAGTCGTGCTGCTGGTCGCGGTAGCGGTTACCGCGGCCGACGATCTTCAGGCCGGTCTCTTCGGCCAGCAGGTCGATGACGTAGGGCTCCATCCGCTGGCCACGGGTGAAAATCTTCTGCTTCGCCGGGTCGACGGGACCGGTGCGCGGCTGGACCTTATCCAGGTACACGTCCAACGGAGTGCGCCAGGGGCTGATGCCGAGGATGCCGGCGACATCGCTGCCGCCGAGGTACTTGGTGCGGTCGAGCGCGCCGACCGATGCGAGAGCTGCAGTCATGGGGCTGGTCTCATTTCAGGGTGAGGGTGGTTGTTGCGTGAAGGCGGGGGTTGCGCCGGAAGCGCAGAACGCAGAGGTCGCCGCAGATGTTGGCGAAGAGCGGGTTGTGGTAGCCGTGGCGGTTGGCCAACTCGACGGCCTGGCGGATGCTCTTTCCGGCAAACTCTTCGATATCGTCGAGTTGGTCGTCGATGATCGAGCGAACGGGGCGGGTGGTCATGTGTTCGTGCTCCTGAGTTCTGCCCAGCGCGAATCCGCTGCGGCGTCGAGCCGGCGGCGCATGTCGTCGTAGAGGCGGGTGTCGATGAAGTCCACTGCGTAGGCCAGTTCGATCTGGCCGTGGAGGAAGCTCTGTTCGGGGCGCGGGAAGTGGGACCGGCGCATGGCCGTGATGCCTTCCTCAATCATCAGAACCGCGCGTTCATTGCTGAAGGCCATCTTCGTCCTCCTGCTCTTCGTCCTCGGGCTCCGGTTCCGGCTCCGGCTGGTCCCAGAGCGGGTCTCTGGCGAAGTCCCAGGCGTGCTGGGCGTTGCTGAAAGCCGCGCGGTTGCGGCGCTCGCGATAGGTGGTGTGCATGTGCTCCTCCGCGGTTACCAGAGGTGAAGGAGCGAACGCCGGGCGCTTCCCCGGATGCGTCAGGTCTGGCTGCGCTAGCCCCTCGACTCGTTCGCTGTTCGGTGGCGGCTCACTCGTCGAATTCGACGAACTCGCCCTCGGCGCTCAACTGGTACCAGGTGTCCGGCTTTACGCCGTTCTCCCCGACCTTGCTGGCGCGGATATGGATTAGGCTCCCCTCGTCGTCGCGATGGCAGAGAACGATGGCGCTGCCGGCAGACGCGCGAGCGCGGCCCTCGATACCCAGGGATGCGGCGACGGATTCCTTGCCGCTGACCTCGGCTGCCGAGTAGTTGCCGGTGTTCGACGCTGCCGAGTAGTTGCCGGTGTTCGACGCTGCCGAGCAGTCGCCGGTGTTCGACGCTGCCGAGTAGTT